AGGATAGGATTTCGGCTTCAGACAACTCTTCTTGCCTTTCATCTTGCCTTTCATCTTGCTTTTCATCTGTTATGTCATCTTTAGTCTCCACATCACTGAGAGACTTCTCGTGCTCCTCAACAAGCTTGCGTTCAAGCTCCTGTTTGGAAATAGGTTCAGACGTTACTTCTTTTACTTGTAGTGCCATCTTTGTATTGTATTTGCAAAGGTATGAGAAAATTTATCTAGGTGCAAACTCCTCTAAACCAAAACCATCGAGACTATCCTCATTAGACTCAAATGTGGTTGGAGCCAATCCTTTTTGTCGTTGCTCAATAAGCTTAGACTGATTAGAACTCTGCTGGTCAATCCTCTTATCCTTGGCCTTTTCTTTGACTTGCTCCCTATCAACAGCAGAACGAGCATTTACTCCAGCCAAACGCATCTGATAATTAAACTCTTCCTCCATCAACTGCTTTTTAAGGCCAGCCTCGGCAGTCATTCTCTCAATATCGAAAGCAGACTCGGCTTGCTTGACACGAATCTTACTCTCCATATCCAAGGAAATCTTGCGCTCAGCAGCCTGTGCAGCCATTTTCTGTTGCTCCATAGCAATCTTGGCATTCATCTGCTGTCGATTCATTTCACTCTGCTGGTCACGATCAATCTTCTTAGCTCTCTTAACCTTAAGCAATTGATTGGCGAGCTTAACATTCTTTAGCTCCCTAATATCTATGGCGTCTTCAAGGTTTATATCGCCCTTAGAGAGAGCAATCTGTATGTTTTCCTCAAGCTTCTGGCGTTGCTCTTCATCTGGGGAAACCTCAATGAAGATACCAAAATCATAAATGTAGAGGTCTTTTATGTCATTAAGAATCCTAAGGTTGTACTTGCCAATCTGATTGGCAAACTCCTCCCTAAAACTAGCGTGCTCTAAAATATCTGCTATACGTATAGAGCAAGACTCTGCAATAGACTTGGTAACAAACAAGGAGGAGTCCAGTATGTGCCTTGTAGCTGTGTTAGAGTTAAGCGCAGCAAGCTTCTGAACCCCAACAAGAGCCCTTGGGTCAGGGTCGGTACCATCTCTGGCTTCATTCAAGCCAGTCACAGCCCGAATCATATCCAAGTAATGGTTGTATTGAGCAACCAAGGTAGACAACTTGCTGCCACCAGAAGAAGAAGTTAGTTGCTGAATAGGAACCCTAGCATTATTAAACTCCCCTTCTTGATTGTAACTCCTACCAATAACACTACCAGTTTGGAAGTAAAGCCTCAGCGCATCCTCAGGATTATACGCCGCTCCATTTCCAAGGTCAACCTCATTGAGGCCATCAGCATCAATAAACACACCATCAGGCACCATACGAGCAACGACCTGCTGCATCTTAAGGTGCGTAATCTGAATCAAATCAGCGAATGGAATCATCCTACGCACAAGAGAATCAATATTTCCCTTGTACATACGCGGAGAAACAACCACATAGTTAGGCACAGCATATTGACTTGCTGACCTAGGACGAACCATATTCTTAGCAAGCTCCCACTTCAGTATGATGTTGGTGCCCATCACCATAACACCTTCATACCAAACATCAACTCGCTTACTGATACGCTCAAAACGACCCTCTAAAAGAATATCTTCTGGGGGGTTGAATGTGTCATCGCGCTCAACAACCCTTTGACCACCATTGTCAAGAATCTTCTTCTTGAAAACAAACTCCTTTGTGGTCTTGTAGTTGAAGTAAAGAAGTGTACAACTATCCTTGGAGAAAAGGTCATCACCATAATAATGACCCAAATTATGGATGTCATACCAAGACTGACCCGACTCGCGTATCTCCTTTATCTTTTCACTGGAAATGTCTGGGTCAATCTTATAAAGCTCGGTAACTGGAACATTTTTTACCTCACCCCAGTAAAAGCAATCCCTGAAGTAAGGGTCTTCAGTGTAGCTATAAACCACATTGGCAGGGTCTACATAGCTTATACGAATACCATCGCCCTTCAGGAACTCCTGCTTAGCCATAGCAACACCCAAGCAAGCAAGGTCATAATCCAATCTGGGCCTTATCTCTGATTCGTATCGGTTCTTTTCTAGAATTGTGGTTACAGCAATCTCTTGCGCAATCTCAATAGATGGCTTGTACTTGAGTTGCATATGCAACTCCATCTCCTCATCACTAGCTGGTAGCTCATCTGGATTGGTGGTGAACATATTGATTCCAAAAGACTCCTGAACCCTCTGGAGCAAGTCCTTGGAAACCATCTGCTTCTCAATATTCTCCTGATACTTGTTTCTGTTCTCAGCAGATACAGCATCTTGAGCATATGCCTTAACCGAAAACAAACGGTCAGACATACCATTGACAACAATGTCAATAAACTTTGGAAGTATGGGTACAGGTGTCCAATCCAGATTCAAAAAGCTCAGGTCGCCATCAACGGCTAGTTCATCCTTGTACTTCTGAATAGGTTGCTCACCACGAGCGTACAAACGCAGCTTGTGGAATTGCGCAAACTGGTCATAAAAGCGGCAGGCACCACCGCCCCGGCGAAACCATTCATACTGAATAGCCTGACCAATGCGGAGACCAAAGGAATCCGACTGCTTTACAGCATCAGATTCCTCATCTCCGGGAAATGAGGTATAAGGTATGAGTTCTTTCTTGTCAGACATTAGCCAACAATCTCGCTTCTTGAGCCCTTGTTATTATATCTAGCTAAGTTAATGCTAATCTTTGACTGCTTTTGCTGAGGTAGATACATATGCCTCTGATTAGCCATAATAGCCAATCCAGAACTAATAGATGCATCGTAAGCAGTTCGGTTATTTATGTTGAATCTAGCCCAATCATTAAGGGTTCGGTTAAAATACATAGAACCAACAACGCCGGGCTCCCTAAAAATACCATCCATATCAATGCCAACATACTTTTCTATGTAAGCTTCTATGGCCGAGGCGTGAGATAGCTTCATATCTTCAGAAGAGTTAGGAACGCCACCCAATTCGCGCTCCGTCTTAGACAAAGCAGAGTAATGCTTGTCTGGACGGTTCATAGAAAATGCACGATATCCCCTATTCTTTAGATGATATAGCAATCTTGGCTTATTGTTTTCTGCCAATACAGGCATACCATAAAACACCAATGCCATAAGGACATCCTCGAAAAACATTTCAGCAGTCTGTGGCCTAGCAACATACTCTAGAAAAAATTCATTAACAGGAGCATTGTCCATATGGTACTTTGTCTGACCGTGCAAAGCACCCTTAGAACCACGACCATCTACCGTCCCAGAAATATCATAAGAGTCACAACCAAAAGAGCCTATATGCTCATTGCCCGGATAGAAATTCCCATTCTTACGTATGACATTGTTCTGTAAATCCTTTGGCGGAACCCAAGACACATAAAACCTACCCTGTGGATTCGGAGCCCATACAACCCTAGAGTCCTTTACGCCATTCTCCCAATGAAAGTTTCCACGAGTGACGTGCTGCCCCTCAATAAGCGTATCGTTGAAATCAATCTGCTGATAAATCTTTGAAAGATTAAACAACGAACTCTTGCTTTCATCCCTAAAAGCGTGAGACTCAGTTCTTGGAAACTGACGATAGAATTCATTCAAAGCATCAGGGTCACCCTTTAGGGACTCAGCCTCATTATTCCAATACTCAACAACACCCTGATAAATCATCTCACCATCAATGCCTTCAACTGGCTCAGATGGCGTATCAATAACAGGCATACCATACCTGTCAATAAACCCCTCATAATTCCACTCCATAGGAATAAACAAGGAATACAACCCACTTTTAGTGCGACCATTTTTACTTCTGGTGGAAACCTTTGAGTCGTAATATATCTGCTTAAACTCCTTTCCACCCTTATTCAAAGCATTACAAGTTGAGCCCATCATACACTTGCCAATAATCTTACTACCAAGACGCAAGCAAGTTTTGGTAACCTTCCAGTTGGCGTTTATGTTCTCGGGCTTCAACCACTTGCCGCTCTCATCGTGAACAAGGAACACTAGCTTTTCTCCATCGTAACTATTATTAGCAGTGTTCCTCCAGTCAATAACCGTATCCAAGCCATCCATCTTAGAGGCAGCTACCTCATACATATTTTTCCTGCTAATTTTTTGAGCAGGTGCTCGATAGGCAAGCTCTGTCTTTGGCCTATCCATACCATCCTGAATAGGCTTAAAGAAGAACGGGTAGTTTACTGACACCGGCACAACCTTGCCAGTAAACATAGACTTTGCGTCACCACCAGTTTTAGACAATATCCCAATATGAGAGTTCTTTGTTATCGTACCAATATTAACAGCCTCAGAAGAACTCATAAAGGAAAAGCCAGAGCGCCGAATCTTAAGATAACATTGACCAAAGCATCTTGTATCTGCCTTGCACGCTTCAAGGTGTATGTACAGTATCCTGTTTGCCTCCCTGAAATCTGGATACCCAACATCAATCTTTGACCACTGTAAGTACATATAATGGGAGCCCGTTACATAGGTGGGCTCTCCATTATTTAGGAACCAAAAACCAAAATCCCTTCGGTCAAACTCCTCTTCAATGTACGGAGTCCACCGCTTCTTGAATTCCTTTGGATGATTGTCCCATTCGTGTATACTGCGAATCTTGGATAGTGGTTCCGGAAGTTCAAAACGATGCCAATATTGCTCAGAAACATCGTCTGACCTAGAGTAAACATCACTTGGCTTCT